GCCTCCATGATGTTTCACAAAGTTACAGTATGGCTAAATGGCAGATACACCATGGATAGGCTGCTAAGCCTTTATAGGAATGGAATTAGGCTACAAGATACTATGGAGGATATTAATGTGGGGCGTATGGGAATGAAGAAAGAGATGTATGACATACTAACTCATGAAAAAGATTGGTACCTTACTTCTTGGGATATGATCAATTACAATGCTGCAGATAAGATAATTGATATAAAATGCAGTCCTTTTTTAGAAAATGATAAAACTGAGTATTTAAAAATAACTCCTATGGGAGTAACTATAGCTAAAATAAGTAAATGTCCACTAGGAAGAATGTAAGGAGAAGGAAATGAAATTAAAAGAAATTAGAACATATCAGGCTATCGGAATAAATGGAAAATTTAGAGCAGAGACACATATAAATACCTCTATGCAAAAATTTAAACCCTTTCAACTCGTATTAGACGGAGATATTGTAAAAGTATCGGTTACCTCTACAGACCCAAATTCTGGGGAGCAGGTAATAGATACTTCTTACGTCCCACTAACAAATATATGCTACTATAAACCATTAGTAGAAGAAAGAGTATCTAAAAGTAAGTCCTCTTCTTCCAAAAATGAGTACTCTTCTAAAGGAAAATAATGAGTACTAAGAAACTGGCAAGGATGAAGGCAGAGCTAGAGCGTAGAAAGACTCAACATGCCAAGACTAGCTCCACCTTTGACATGGAGAAATTCTGCTTCAAGGACCAATTATCTTTTTTTAGAGGAGACGGTCCAAGATTTAGAACGGCTGTATGTAGTAGACGTAGTGGAAAGACTGTAGGCATAGTAGCCGATGCTTTTGACACTTGTATAAAGGAACCTAATTCTACTATTTTATACATAACCGTTACTAAAGAGAACGCAAGAAATATTATCTGGGGAGATATAATAAAACTCCGAAATGATTTTAATATTCAATGTGAACTAGATAATTTGAGACTGCATGTAAAATTCCCTAATGGATCTAGAATAGTATGTGCGGGGGCAAAAGATAGGACGGAGATTGAAAAGTATCGTGGATGGAAACTAAAGAAGTGTTATTTAGATGAGTGTCAATCATTTAGATCTTATATATCCACTCTGGTTAATGATATCTTAACTCCGGCGCTTAGAGATTTGAGAGGAAGTCTGTATTTAACAGGTACCCCTGGACCAGTACAAGCGGGCTATTTTTATGAATGCTCCCACTCTGATTTTTGGAATAATTTTAAATGGACCGCCTTTGACAACCCGCATATGCATAATCCAGAAAACGGCTTAGATTTAGAAGAAACTTTGACAGAAGAAAGGCAGATGAAGGGAATAGACGCATCAGACCCTTCCTATATTAGGGAAACCTATGGTAAGTGGATAGAGGATCAGGACTCTTTAGTATTCAAATTTGGAAGAAAAAAGAATGTTTATAACTCTCTTCCTAATAGAAAGTATGATTATATATTTGGAATAGATATAGGATACAATGATTCTGATGCCATAGCAGTATTAGCGTATGACCTGGAGCATAAGGATGTGTTTTTAGTAGAAGAAATTGTTAGAAATAAACAAGGTATCACTGAGCTGGTGGAGGATGTTAAACGGTTACAGGCTAAATATGACCCGATTAAGATGGTTATGGATGCAGGAGCGCTGGGGAAAAAGATACAAGAGGAAATCAAGGTAAGGCATCACTTACACATTGACGCTGCTGAAAAAACTAGAAAGGTAGAGTTTATAGAGCTGTTAAATGATGATCTGAGAACGGGAAAACTGAAATCTTTTGAAGAGTCGATATTCCAAGATGATTGTATGCTAGTTCAATGGGATAAAGAATCTATTCTCAGAAATCCAGAAAGTCCTAAGATATCTAACACTTATCACTCGGATATATGTGATGCGGTATTGTATGCGTGGAGGGCTTGTAAGCATTTTATGGCTGAAGCGCCTAAAAAAACACTTTCTAACGACACAGATCTTTATATGAAAGAGTTGGAAGAAAGAGAGGCTATGGAAATGGAGGAGAGAAAACTTTCTAATGGCTTAGATCCTTCAGACGATGATATGAGGTATATATATGGAGAATTTGATGACTATTAAAACGCTTTTACTATTTGTAAGGAGTGATTATGTTTAACAATATTGAAGAAGTGAAAAGTTTCATAGAATGGGCAAAGACCCAAAAAATCAAGTCCCTTAAAGTAGGAGACGTAGAAGTAGAAATATCCGAAATAAGTTATGTAGAAGAACTGGGCGAGCAAACTGAGAACCCTTTACAAAGAAAAGACATATTAGCCGCTAGTAAAGAAACTACAGAGGATGAAGAACTCTTATTTTGGTCGGCTGGTCGATGAGGAGTGCATAAGTGTCAGATGCTTTAAACAATAATTTTTATTGGTGGAAAGAGAATACTAACGAGCTTTATAAAAGCGTTTTCCAATATATAAAATTCTTAGATAGAAACCAGGGCTATAGGCAGATGGATAATGTCAGGTTCATGAAGCTTTATGGCAATTACGAAATGCTCTCTTTAAAGTCTTACTCTTTTCAAAGAACTGAAACCTCTTGGAACATATCAAACAGAGTTACTTTAAACGTTGTACAGAGCATGGTAGATACGGTTGTTTCAAAAATTACAAAAAATAAGCCTAAGCCCACCTTTTTAACAGACGGGGGAGACTGGTCACTTAAACAAAAAGCCAAGAAACTAGAAAAATTTGTACAAGGTCAGTTCTATGACACAAATTTTTATGATCTAGCTTCTCAAGCATTCAGAGATTCTTGTATTTTTGGAACTGGTGCTATTAAGGTGTTTGTAGACCCAGACACTAACTGCGTAAAAGCTGAGAGAGTGTTTATAGACGAGATAATAGTTGATGACGCAGAGTCTATTTATGGCGCTCCTAGGCAAATGCACCAAAAGAAATGGGTTCATAAAGATGTCCTAGTAGAAATGTTTCCTGATCACGAGGGGGCTATAGGGTCAGCATCTTCCACGGAAATAAATGATTACCAGACAGATGCTAGAACTAATGTAAAAGACATGATCTTAGTAGTAGAGTCTTGGCATTTACCTAGTTCCTCCACCGCAAAGGATGGCAAGCATTCTATATCTATACAAAATGAAACTTTATTTGAGGAACAGTACGAAAAGCCTTACTTTCCCTTTGTATTTTTTAGATGGGGAGTTAAACCTTTGGGATTTTTTGGACAAGGACTGTCTGAGCAATTGCAAGGAATTCAATTAGAGATTAATAAAATTTTGAGAACGATCCAAGTGTCTATGCACCTAGTATCAGTTCCTAAGTTGTTTGTAGAAAGCGGTTCTAAAGTAGTTACAGCCCACCTAAATAATAAAATCGGGGGCATAGTTAAATACGCTGGGACAAAGCCTGAGTACCAACCTCTAGGACAAGTGCCTGGTGAATTATTTTCTCACTTAGATAGATTATATTCGAGGGCTTATGAGATAACGGGAATATCGCAACTTAGCGCACAGTCCCAAAAGCCAGCCGGACTAAATTCGGGAAAAGCCTTAAGAGAGTATAATGATATTGAAACTGAGAGATTTATGGAAATTGGAATCCGTTATCAAAACACTTTTTTAGATGCCGCAGAGATCATGATTGATATGGCAAAAGATATTTATGAGGATATAGGGGAGTATAAGGTTAGGGCTAAAGGATCTAATTTTATAGAAACTATTAGCTGGAAAGACGTTGATTTAGAAGAGGATAAGTATATGATGGAAATTTTTCCTACCTCTGCTCTATCATCTACCCCTGCAGGTCGTTTACAGGATGTACAAGAACTTTTACAAGCCGGATTTATTTCAAAAGAAGACGGTTTAAAGCTGTTAGATTTTCCAGACCTGACTTCTTTTTATAATCTAGCTAATGCGTCTTCTGAAAATATAGAAAAGACTATAGAGCTTATTGTGGATAAATCTGAGTATAATACTCCTGAGCCTTATCAGAATTTGGCATATGGAATGGCTAAGATGCAAGAGGCTTATTTATTTTATAAAAACCAAGGGTTGCCTGAAACTAAGCTCGATTTAATTAGAAGATGGATTGAGGACGCTAATGCTTTAATTTTAAAAGCTCAAAACGAGGCAATGGCACAAGAAGATCCTATGGCTGTAGCCCCAGAAGATCCATTAGCTCAGCCAGAAGCCGCACCAGTTTCGGACCTTTTACCCCAAGAAGGGATAATACCAGAAACAATTTAATTATTTATATATGCGCACTATTCGCGATCGTGACTGGGAAAC